GACATTTTCATATGTGCTTCATCTAACCGTCTACGCAATATGCTTCCTGGTTTTATATGATGGTGTCCAACATCATCCATATCAAATAAGAACTCCTTGCCTACCTCACCAGCTTGACGCATTTTGACATAAGGATATCCTGGTGAAGTCGTCATATCCAATTTTTGAAAATACAACTCACCACCATCAATACCATTAATCGCTTCACTTTCTGTCAAAACACGCGACATACCTGGCTCAAGTCCTGCTAATTCCATATCACATATGTTCACAGCGATGTCTACAACATCACTGGCTATATGTCCTGAACATTGATAACCATCTATTGCGTTATACAACGGACTGTGTTCAGTCTTATGCCTAGGATCCTTAGATGACAAAATTGCTGGTTCTTTTACAGGCTTTTGCCATGGTACGTCTTCATGTAGTACGGCACTTAAGGGTGAAACATCAAATTGAGTCTTATTTGGTAACTGCACGGCGTACGCATTAGCTACTGCTCCCAGATATTCAACCCCGTCTGGAGGCATAAAATTTGCTGCCTTGTTTTCTTGCACCCAACTTGGCAAACTCTCTTGCACAAAGGTATTCTCATTAATGAAGTAGTTCCAAGCATCATACATCATTTCATAAGTTATCATTTCAGCACGATGTATGGTAGAGCCTTTATACTTACCAGAATGCGCACCTACAATACAACCATTGTCTCTAGAAAAGTCAACTAATGGAAAAGTGCACCAGCCACTAACTGCCATGGGAGAATTATATGCCCAACCACTGAGTAAGTAACGATCATCCACACTTCCAACTGGTGTCCTGATGCGCTTAACATTTGTAACACCATTTAAGAAAAGTTTGTTAAAAGTTGAATTCAAACCAAACAATCCCATTTGTCCAGTATTTATGTAGTCCAAATGTTCTTCTTTCACAAATAGAGCCATATTATCAGTAGCAACGGGTGCATCATCTGGTAGCAATACTGCAACAAAATCAATCTCTACCTCGTCCTCTTCATTAACAAACTCAACGAACCTATAAAACTTGCAATTTTTAACATCACAACTATATTGCGTTCTTGAAGTGTTAGGTAAAGTTATCATTATGTCACAATTTTTCCCTGGCGCATTTGCACTCAAATTTTCAAAATAATGTGCTGTGCATGCTATCATCCGTCCTGACACTCTCCAACAACCTCCAGACTCCACTTGACCCGTATCTTTATCTACAACTGTAATCTGACACAACAACTTCTGCAGACGATTACTCAAGCCATCTGAAGCATGCTGGTGGTAGTCTGGTCGTGGTTCAGTATATTGTTTTCCGTTCTTATAGTAAGTTTGGAACCTACCCTGCTGTTTACCGCCAGTTCTTTGCTCGTGTTTAGCGCCACCTTGTTTCTCTGCGCGCTTCTCACCACGTTTCTTTATGGCGTGTTCACGCTTCTCTTTCCTCTCTAATAATTTATCATGATCACTACTTTGCATCTCCAATTGGTCTTCTATATCTGTCTTTGCAAATATGTCAGTCATAGAGGTAGAAATAGAACGCACGCACTGTATAGTCTTTTTCAACACAAAATAACCAATAGCTGCTTTCAAGAAGAAATTTATCACAGTAGACACAAACTTTATCTTCTTTACAGTATCATCATCATTAAAATCACGCAACCATAACTTATTGAAACGACATATTTCACAATGCATGCAATGAGGACAAGCTAGTTCATTAGTCGCAATAACACAATAGCAAAACCTTTCGCATGTCATTTTATTCACATTATCATACTTACTCGGAGCATTAAGATAACTCAAGAAAAATTCACTCAATGGTTTAGCCACAGTAGCATCTCGCAGGTGTTTACTGCGTTGCTCATCATTCAATGCACGGATTTGGTAATTTAAGTGTATTAAACAAATAGCACAGCTTTGATGATTATGCTCATCCATACAATCCCACAATGAACTAAGTAAACGAGGAGTCAATGGTAAGGAACTAGTCGCATTACCAAACTCATCAATTTCAGATATAGTACGGAGTAAAGGATTATATTTACTAAACATTTTCAATGCACCAGTATACATGACCTTCGGAGTACATCTCGTATGAGCACAATATTGATGATTCGGTTCACCCATTTTATGTGCAAAATTTATGATTCTCCTCTTATCTGGATTGACTTTCTCAAGCGGCTTAAGTTCATTATCGTCCTTACCTTGTTGCTCAAAATTATGTGATTTCACCTCACCATCAACTGGCACTTTCAACACACTCAAATCAGCGACAATTGCTTCAGAATATAATGGAGTATTAAAATTACACAACTCATCATTAGCAGCTTCAACATGTGCATCATACTGTTTCTTAAGCAATGATGTCAAATGTATCTTTTCCATATAAAACAATGGCTTCTTGGCTTCAGACAATCGCAAAGTTTTCTCACGATGTCCCCGGATAAAACCAATAATATGCGCAACAAACTGCCTAAACGTTAAAATCTTTTCTGGAGCTTGCACTTGTTTAACAGTAGGATGATGCAGACGAAACTCCATATGAGGCCAAGACACTTTCATGTCCTCAACGTCAGGATAATGTTGTAACAACAATGCTTCATCCACAGTTCCTGTATTACTATTATAGACTTGTTTATTAACAGCCACCTCAACAATCACATTCCTGCGTCGCATAACAGCTTGCATGTTGGTCAATTCATTGTGAACAAAATTAACACTATTAGAGGTAGTAATTATCAGCTCACTGGTGTAAGGAGTTCCCTTAACACCCACTCCTGGATCATTTAATGATGCCATGTTAGGCAAAAACGTATCACAACCACACATCAACAAAGTTTCAAGAGGAAAAGGATCTTCACGCACTGATCCAAAATCATCAACATATACAATGGGTTGTCCGGAATATCCATTCCAAAACTTTTGTCCTAATTGCCTTGCATATTTCAGACCCTGTATATCTACTACATGTGTGTCAACATCATAATACGCTGGAAATAATTCCGGAGCAAGCTCACGACAAATTCGAGAAACAATTTCTGTTTTACCGACACCAGTAACACCAAACATGTATATCCACACACTTGGTACACGATCTCCTCCAACACCAATACGTTGCACAGCATTATGATAAGCTGCTTCATACTTCTTCAATGTCGTTCGAATTGTATTACAATCATTATTTGTTGCTTTCTTGTGCAACTCGCGAAAGGCAACTTGTATATCATGATAATCCTTCACAAACTTACTTAAGTTATGACTTTGAATAGTTTCTGCATTACGCATACTCGAATAATTCATGTCAAAAGTCAAAACATCGAAAGTCAACTTTCTCACTGGATCATATGACAACAAAGGGCGCAACCAAGCTCCCATCGCAGCAGGCAAATTAGCAATCAAAAATTCCAGAGCGTCATCACTATGTGAAGCAACTCTATCCAGAGCCGCAATCACTGCTGACATCATTATTAACTGCTTCATTGTTACTACAACACCGAATATTTTAGCCATTATTGCCAGTCCAGACAAAGCTAACAACCAAATATTACTAGAGGATGATGATCCTTGTTGCTCAAAGGGTTTAGAAAACAATGTACACAAATGCTCTAATGCGTTATCCAACACACTAGGAAACATATGTCTCAGAATGACTGAAGTTAAAAGAACCAAAGCTTTATCACTCCAACCTTCACGATAACAATAACCCAAAGTTAAGCCATCAAGTAACGTCTGCACGAGAAAACCTTTGTTGTCAACAAACCAATTACGTGCAACACCTAATTGTTCACCAACTACTTGTCCAAGTGCGTCAGTAAACACTGTGCTTAAAACATCTACTACTTTAGCACGTATAGATGTTGTAAATGAAGTAACACGATTCCAAATCGTATCCGCTGGGTCACCATCCTCAAAAGGAAATGTCTCTTCAATAACAAAATCCTCACGGTTGCCTTCTTGCGGCTTCAAACTCCATTGAGGTGTCAATAACTGAACGTACAACGTCCTAGCTGTAACCTTATCTTCTCTAAAAGTATTAAAGATCAATAATGTTAATTCACTCGTAAAATCCATCACAAATGTATCGTACTCACCATCAAAATTATGTGTATGTGACAAAACACTAAACACATCACGCTTAAATACGTTGAATTCAACATTAACCACGTAAGTAAGGTACGGAGCTTTAATAATGCTCACAAGTTCATTTGTTCCCCATTTACTCACATCTGGAGATAAATTTCGCATACTAAAGAACTTATTGCGATCTATACCTTGCATAAAATCTGATCGTAACTCAAATTTAGAGCTAGGGTACCACAAAGCAAAACCTGCTTTTAATGCTAGTATATCACTAGCTGTAATATCACGATTAGTGGTGTTTGTCGTAGTATTACTATTTTTAACATTGTCAGAAATACGTTGGGGCGCTTTCTGAATCTTTTTCTTACCTTTTACATCCCAAACTCCGTGATCAGCATGTTGCTCAAAGCCACCAATAGGTGCTGATAATTGTTCAACATTTGGAGTTAAATCCCAAGGATCGACGGGCGTCTCTACATCAGAGACCCATCTAGTAATAGGTTCAAAATTGCAACCAGGTGCAATTTGTGTTCGTCTATAATGAGGAATTTGGCGGTGAAAACCGCGAAACAACTCATTAGCGTTAGGCCATTGTGTGCAACGAACTGAACACAACGCACGCGCGTTAGGTTGACATATATGCTCATAGCGCATTCCATTACGTGCTGACATAGTATAACTATGATTCTCATCAATTATAACTAAATTACGGATGCACCTCTTATAAATGTCAATACATTCCGCATTGAGAGGTACTTTCCGTGACAACAAAGCAATTTCACGTGCCATACGTATATATTGAGCAAATCCGCCCATATAAGATCGTATTTGAACAATTTCTTTAAATTTCTTCTCATTCGGAAGAACAACAGTAGCATCACGTTCAAAATTAGACTCATACGGGTGATGAGATTCACCCAATGCAGCATGCACCTCACAAGGAACATGATCAGCAACCCATACAAGTTGCCAATGATAATTCAAAATAGAGTTAATAATAGGATATTTCTCAAACTTATGATGAAAAGGGCATAAATACCAAGCGTTATTAACTCGATTAGGAGCCATGTCAAACATTTCTATTTGGACAATTTCAAAGGGCATTTGTTTTGGATTAGAGAACTCCAAAGTTTTAGAAACATGAATAGATTTAAAAGATCCATCCGGAAAAATTAAAACTTCATCAGTTTCCATAAGCAGATCATCTGCATAAAATTTTCGTCGACTATCACTCATGTCAAAAGTGGGAGCGTTTACGTCACTCGTCAGAGTATCGTGGGCGCCTTCCATCCCGT